ACGACCAAGACCTTCAAGCCACTCAGCCATTGAAATAACTTCCCACTCTGCATACAGGTTTTGTTTTGTCTTTTTCATGGATTTGCTCCAAATAACTGTTTGGTTTTATCTGTGGCCTTGTAGCCACGTGGAGTACTCCCATCACTTTGCAGGTAACCCAATTTCTCAAGCTCAACTAAATAACGCTGTGCCGATCTTTGTTGCAGTCCAGTAATTTCCATGCAATCTCGCGTAGAGAGACGACTTGAACGAGAATATGCAGTTCTAAGCAAGGCAATGCTGCGTTCAATAACATCCATTCTTGTTTTCATGCTGCACCTCCAAAAATGCATAACTGCTTCGATACTTCCTGTTTGGTGTAAAAGTTCGCTGAATTAACCGACTCGATACGGGAGCGCATAACAGCAGCACGCATTTCTTTGGTTGGCGGCATGTAGTTGCCTTTCCATGCCTGGTCAATTCCAATATTTCGAGCAATGTTGGTTGAATCGGCTGACTCAAGTGGTAATTTGCTGAAAATCGCAGGATTCAACATGCGAAGACCATGCATTTTTACCAATGGATATCCATCCTTGTCACACGCGATCTCCATCATCTGATTCATCCGATCCCACCACTCGTTTGTACCTATATCCGCAAACTCACCAGACGAACCCAAAGCCACTCGATGATAATCAGCAGCTAAACGTTCAAGACGATCCAGGCTTTCATGCATGTGGTAGACCGGAACAGCAAATTCTTTCTGAATCGGACATTCAGCAAGCAATGCATCGTTGTCCGCTTCATTTCCGTCAATCACATCCGGGATGACAATCCAATCGCAATGTGGGTACTTCAAGCAATCCAATGCAAAGTCATAGAATTCAGACCAGTCTTGAACCGGATTTCCTGATTTCCATGCGCTAAATGCTCCGTTATCTACCGCAAAGCTTTGACAAACTTCGATAGCAACACCCAATTGCTGTTTGTGAGCAAAAGATACAAATGCATGTCCTTGCTTAACTGCTTCATAAGCTGCTGTCGCAGGCGTAATTGGCAAACCGTGATAATGTTTCACACCCCACCTCCCATACTCCACAGCGCCCGAATCCGCTGCTCGCTGTACTGATCAATCTTACTCATATCCAGATTCTTATACTCGTACTGCTTCGGCTTGGGAGTACGTTTTGAACTGGCTCTACGCTTAGCCTTGCTGCATGTGAAGCAGAGGCATGTTGATTTGTGGGTCATAGAGCACCTCCGATACGAGCATCAGCCCAGTTGCACTGAACTACCGTCAATCCGCCATGCTGAAACCGGGACCACAAACGATCACCCAAGTTTTCTTCAAGCTGCTTGATGGTCCAGTTAGAAATCAGCATCGTCGGCTTTGCTTCGTCATAACGAGCATAGAGAACTTTATGAACCAGCTTTAAGCGGTTTTCGTGCTGATCATTCAGGCCGTATTCATCCAGAATCAGCAAGTCATATTCGGCAAAGCGGAATACTGCATTGCTTTCGTTGTCGTCTGTTTTCTTCCATGCATTCGCAATCTCGTTTGCCATATCCTCAGAAGTCACATAACGGGCATATTTCTGTTTATCCAGAACATTACGAGCCACAGCACACGCAAGATGGGTTTTGCCTGTACCAGTACGTCCCACCATGATCAGATTACGCTGTACCCCTTTATTGAAGTCTTTAGCGAAAGTGGCACACTGATGCTTTGCAGTTTTCTGGCCGTCGTTGCTAACCTGATAGTTGAGAAAACCACTTTCAGCATGACGCTTAGGCAGCATGGCTCCGGCGAAGTGTTTTTCACGTACCATCTGGTTTACAGAGTGAGCATGTTCATCTTGGGCTTTGGTGACTGCTTCAACTGCGCATGATTTGCAAACGGACCGGCCAAACATCGTGACCATTGCTTCGCTGTGCTTTGAACAGAATTCAGAAGAAAGCTGAATCGTTTGTTGAAACTGAGTGTGCATTGCGTTCATAGCATGCCCTCCGTGTCTACATCGTCGACTACAGGTGCATACTGCTCTACCTCACCCCAAGCGTCGTTCACATTGCGAAGATTGCTCTGTTGAACAGAAGAATGTGTTTTAGGTGCTGGTTTCTTGAATTCGCGTTTCACCCACTTCACGAATTTTGAATACATCTGGTTGTCAGTAAGCAACCCAGCTTTTAGCTGTGTTTCGTAGTGAGCATTGATTTCAATGAGTAGCTGCTTGACCAGTGCTTCAGTCATTGGCATTTCACCTGAACACTGTAACCAGACATTGAGTTGGTTTAAGTCTGGTTTCCAGAGATTGAGAATTTCATCAAGCGAGTTTTCAGCTTGGGTAACTGTGTTTGTATTTTTATAATTATCTTTTTCTTTCTTTTGTGTGTTCACAACGTGAACTAGTTTCGGTTCAGTACGTGAACTAGTTTGGTTCACAATGTGAACTAGTTCTTTATGTGAACTAGTTTCATTAGTGAACTGGTCTTTAATAGAAACTTCATTGATTCGATATGACTTCATACCCTGCTTGCCGTGTGCAACAACCTCAATAACTCCATAAGCAATGAGTTCTTTTAGGCCTTTTGCTATAGCTGCACGACCAGCAATACGGACGCCAGTTAGACCATTAGTACCCTGCAACTGAGAGTAGCTAACAAAGTCAGATTCTTTCTGAAAACCATTAATTCGGCTTTCTAGCTCAAAATATACATGTCGAGCGGCATCACTAAGAAATGGGTAAACTTCTTTGCGATACAACTGGCTCGACATGACGTAGCCGTGTGCAAATTTTTCCGCCATCTTGGGCCGCTCTTTTCTAGGAAAATGTACCACTTCTCCTTGTGGGATTGGTGGCTCATGTGCTAAATTTGATTTGTTCATTCGGTTTCCTAATTAAGTGAACTCAACCGCTCTTCTGTTCGCGCAGAAAAGCGGTTTTTTATTTGAATAAAATTCGCATGTACTCTGGTGAAGTAAATGCATGGGCCAGATATACTCTTGTTGCTTCTGCAATCTCAGGCGAGCAATACACATCAGTTTCTGGCACCACTTTTAATCCAAGGGCTGTCAATAAAACGCTAATAAATTCAACCTCAGTTAACCCATTGGTTTTTTTATCATTTTTCATTCTTGATAAGGTGCTTGCATCCACTCCGACCTTTTCAGCAACTTGACGCTGATTGCTTGCGTTAAGTGCTTGCAATATGAGCGATTCGTTATTGCTAGCGCTTGCAGGCAGTTCAATTGATACTTTGCTCATGGGGGTTCCTTAGGCGAATGCTGGCGTAAGTTGCTGTTTAGATACTTCATTAACCAGAAGATCGAGTGCAGCGCCTTTGCTATAAGACACATCGAATTGCTCACCGTTTTCGATTTTAGAAACGGAGCTTTGAGAAATTCCTGTGCGGCTACTGATTTCGGTTTGGCTGAAGCCATGACTACGCAGGAAGAGGATTTTTTCTTTAAGGTTCATAGTTAGCCTCCTATTTATTCCATTTTTATTCACTTATGAATAATTGTCAATGCACAAGTGAATTATTTCAACTTAATTATTCTTTTTTGAATAAAATGTAATGACGTTAAGAGGATTTCCAGATGTACCCTTTCTTAAAAAAGAATATTGAGTATCTAATTGAGAAGAATGGCACCAACTCAAATAAGCTCGCTAAAGATATAGGGATGTCACAAGCTACCTTGTTCAGGATTATTAGCGGTGTGACTAAAGAGCCTAAAAGAGAGGCTCTGGACGCGCTTTCTAATTGGGCGGGTATTACAATTACCGAATTAACGGATGTAGATTTAAAGCAACTGGATGCAAAACCAGAGGCGCAGGGAGAGGCACCTCAAAAGAAAGGAGATATTTATATTTCTCCAATCGAATTCAGAAGTGCTGAAGCAAAAAGATTTAATGTGAGAATACCGGTGTACAAGGATGTAAAGGCTTCATGTGGAAATGGCATAGAGAATTTTTTAGAAGATCCAAGCGAATACTTAGACATTGATCCCTACATTCTTAAAATTTTAGGGATACAGGCAAAACCGGAAAACCTCAAGATTATCTATTCAGATGAATACAGCATGTGGCCCACAGTAGCACCCAATAGCCCATTATTCATTGATGTAGCAGATAAAGACCCTGATACACTTAAAAGTGGCTGTGTGTACGTATTTACGCATAATCATGAACTAAGAATGAAACGATTTTTTGTGAGTTATGCTGGCGGGAAGACAGTGAGATTGGCTAGCGATAATCCAGACAAAATACGCTATCCAGATGAATTCATAACAAATGAACAGCTTAACGAAATTAACCTTGTGGGTCGTTTAGAAACAGCTTTAGTAAAACCTTAAGGAGTGAGCATGGATTTGCCTATCAATAAAATTATCGAGCAACTAAGAGAAGCCGCACAAAATAATGAGGGCATAGCCCTCTCTGCTTCTGAAGTTGAAATTCTAGTCAAGGCAATTGGAAAAGGACGATTCATACCTGTTTATACTGGCCAACAGATTGCTCAATTAGTTAAAGAAGGAAAGCTGGGCCAGAAGATGGTTGCTAATAAGGAATAGTTATGTCTACAGCCAAACTAATGAATCAAATAATTGAAAAATTGAATATAGCGGCTGATCTTAATCAAGAGCTTACTCTTTCAAAAGAAGAAGTTCAGGAGCTAAGAGGAGAGTTTGGCGACAGTGTATATATACCTGTCCTAACAATGGAAGAAATGGCAGAGTTTAGCAGGGCAAAAAAATTAGAAGTTGCAAAAGATAAAGACAGTAATTAATAGAAAGCCGCTATATGCGGCTTAAGTGTATTGACTACAAACCTTTAACAATAATTTATTTGTTCGGGGCTAGAATTAGGGGGAAAAATGTCTGAAATAGTTCAAAATTACACAATCTCAAATGAAGATCAAGCTATTGATTTACTTGATTCTTTATTAAATGAAAAATTAAATTTAGAGCATGTAAATTTAGAATTTGATGGTTGGCCAAATTACCATCTGCATGTTGAGGGGGATAAATATCACCAGACTATTACCCCTTCAATTATGAATGGATTTCTGGAACTACAGTCTGGAATTTATAAATCTTACGCTCTTATAAAGTATGATACAGAAACAACCCAATGTTTGACCAAGGCCGAACGTCAAGAGTTGGAAATAGAAGTTAAAGTAGAAGACGGGTCTTCTTCATTTGATATAAACTTAACTGAAATTGGCATTAAACTTGTTGAGAGTACTGCTGGAAAAATGAGTCCGACTCAAGCTGTCGTTATAATTCTATCCTGCCTAGTTCTATATTTTGGAAAAAATTATCTCCAACAAATTCTTACGGCTAGAAAAGAAGCAAGAGAGGCTGAACTTGATCAACAAAAAAATGCCGAAGATAGGAAAGAGCGTCTAGAAACTATAAAGCTTTTGACAGAACAGAATCAAAAATTTGTTGATGTAATTTCTAAGGCCAATCAATTCGATCCTAGAATAAAGAAAATGGAACAGCATGCAGCCGATACTAATGCTGCCATATTAAAAAGTGTTCAAGATGCAGATCAGGCTGAGATACAAAACGCTGTATCCTTACCAGGTGATGTCGCTAAAGAGTTATCCATAACCCCAAAAACAAGATGGGAGCCTCTTCGAATAGATGATTGGTATAGGGTTTTAGAGGTTGATTCTTCAAATGCAGCTAGTCGAAAAATCAGACTTCAAAGAATTAAAGATAATAAAGAGTTAATGAGTGTTCTCGAAAATGACTCACTGGATCAGAAAAATCTACAGCTAATTCAACAGGCAGAATGGAAATATGCGAAAATTTTTCTTCATATAGAAACCCTTACACTAAACGGGCGATATAAGGAATCTAGGATTATAGGTGCAGTTAACATTGATGAGTCTGATGAGGATGAATGAAATCTGAATCCTTTATAATCATACAAACCCACCCCAGTGTGGGTTTTCTTTTGTCTATTAAAACATGAAATTCAGCAAATAAATAAAAATTTATTCACTTTCGAATAATTCACTATTGACTATTCTTATTCACTAATGAATAATCTATTCACCAAGACGAAAAAAAGCCCCAGCGTAGCTAGGCACTACCTGGAGCCCGACCCACCCTACAGTGAGTGAATTAATTATGAATGCAAAACTTACTTTATTCAATAGCCTCCTAATTGCCTCAGTGGTATCAGGCTGCAACTACGCTGATGCAAGCGGGCCAGCACAAGAAGTTGAAGTTTCTATCAATCAGGCTAAACCATTCGTTGCCCTTCAAGAGCTATCAGTTCAGGGCAAGCTTTACCCACATAAACACGAAGGTACGGAATCAATCGGCAAGGCAATCGTATGGCTAGAAGGTCAAGAGGATTGCTCGCTACAAGTTGAGGTTCTGCAAGTCAATGAAGATGGTCAGCAATGGATTGAACTTGGGGAAATTCGATTTATCACTCCGGATGACCGCGATTTAGGTGCACCTGATTTTGAAGAAGGTATGACTAGCAAAATCGTTGCAGAGCTTACCACTGAGTTTGAAGAACAGCTTGCTGTGGCGAAGGAGGCGGTATGAGCGACGCAATTAAATTCATTCAACAAAAAGGGCTAGATGCAGCAAAAGAGTTGGTTAATTTTGGCACTGGTTTTGTGAGCGTTGAAGATGGTCTTTCATTTCACACTGACCAGTTGATAAGCCTTATTCAAAGTCATGAGCTTGTAGAAAAACATGGCGGCTTGCCTGAAGCAAAGAAATATAACGACAAGTTATGTGATGACAATGCGTATTTCTCAACCATTGAATCCAATAGATATGGTCATAAATTGTGGCAAGCGATTAAGGACGTAGAAGCCTGCCAAGGAGCTGCTCAATGAAAATCAAAACCGCTTTTGCTGAGCAGTTCACTACTCACGACTACGACCCTGATTTTGTAGCCCACTATTTTGGCCGTATCGAAATTCACTTAGACACGCAGTACATGCTGCTTGATGACTTGCACACCCAGCGCGTCACGCTGTCCATCTTAGTGTTGCAGGACGGTACGGTGGATACGGACCAGGTGTGCACAGTTAAGACTTACCGTGGTCTGCCGGATGACTGTGTGTTTAACGATGAGTTTATCGCAATTGATGAATTGACGACCCAGCAGTTCGATTACTTTACGAATTTGGAAGATGTGAAGCGTGAAATTGGATTGTTTGGGATGGAATTGGCACAGGTTGCTTAGGAGAAGAATATGAATGCACCGGTAAACGAATTACAAATATTAGAACAGAACGTGATAGTTGCTGCTTTCTCTAAAGCTGGCGGCACTGATGAGTTATTTGAGCACATCGCTCAACAGGTGCGCTCTCATGTGCCAGATGTCACAACAAAAAAAGGACGTGATGCTATCGGCTCACTGGCTATGAAGATTAGTAAATCGAAAACACTAATTGAAAAGTGCGGTAAAGAATTGGTAGCTGAACAAAAGGCGCAAATTAAGGTCATTGATGATGATCGTATTTCGGTTGTGAAGAAATTTGATGAGCTACGCAACGAAATTTTGGCACCGCGTGATGCTTGGGAGCAGGCCGAAAAGGATCGTGTGGCGAAGCATGAAGCAGCTATTCGAGCAGTTCGTAGTCTTTATGATGAAAGCACTGCAAATCAAGAAGCTCATGTGATCAAAGGATATATTTTTGATCTTGAAAAACTTGAAATTGATTCATCTTCTGAAGAATTCGAGCAAGAAGCAAAAATTGCAAAGTTTGAGACTCTTGAAAAACTACGCACTGCCCTTGTGTCACGTGAAAAATATGAAGCTGAACAGGCTGAACTAGAGCGCTTACGCAAAGCTGAGCAAGAGCGTCTTCAACGTGAACATGAAGAGCGTATTGCCCGTGAGGCTGCTGAAAAAGCGACCCGTGAAGCCGAAGAAAAAGCACGTTTTGAAGCTGAACGTGTACAACGTGAAAAGGCTGAGGCAGAACAGCGCGAAGCTCGATTAAAGGCTGAAAAAGAAGCTGCTGAATTACGTGCTGTGCAAGCTGCTGAAAATGAACGTAAGCGCATTGAGGCTGAGCAGGTAGCTAAAGCTGAGGCAGAGCGTCAAGCAGAAATAGCACGTCAGGCAAATCAAGCGCATAAGAAAAAAATCTGCAATGAAGCTCTAAAAGGTTTGCTGGCTCTAGGTGTTGATGAGGCAAAAGGCAAAGAAATCTTGCAAGCCATCAATAAAGGCTTGGTTGCACACGTATCAATTAAATTTTAAGGAATAAAAAATGAATGCACCGGTAAATACACAGACACCTGTTTTAATGAACAATGCTCAAACCTCAGCTTTGGTTCTTGATCCACAATCCATGCAAAACATGGTGGCATTTGCGGAGTTCATGTGCAAAGCGGTAATCACTGTGCCAAAGCACTTGCAGGGAAATTCAGGTGACTGCCTAGCTGTAACAATGCAGGCTATGCAATGGGGAATGAATCCTTTCGCTGTAGCTCAAAAAACCCACCTAGTTAACGGTAACTTGGGTTATGAAGCTCAACTCGTCAATGCGGTAATCATAGCTCGCGCCCCGATTACCAGCCGTCCAGATTATGAATGGTATGGCGACTGGTCAAAGGTGGATGGTAAGACCTGTAAAGCCGCTGATATAGGGGTTCGTGTGTCTGTCATGCTTAAGGGTGAGACAAATGTTCGTGTACTTGATGTTTCATTTGCCCAGGTGGGTACCACACGTAATTCTCCAAATTGGGCAAATGACCCAAAGCAACAGATCGCCTATTTGGCTATCAAAAAGTTAGCTCGTTTGCACTTCCCTGATGTGATTCTTGGTGTTTATACAGATGACGAGTTGAATGATCATTCAGAATTTATCCCATCTGAACGCACCGTAAGTGGCGCTGCTCAGGAAGGCTATGCGGAGTTTGAGGCTCTTCATTTGCCACACCTGAAGAATGAGGCGCAATACGGTACTGAGCGGCTGCAGCAGGCTTATACAGTTTTACCTAAAAGCGAATTTAAGAAAACGCTGTGGACAACACACTCCGCATCATTAAAAGAAATCGCACAGTTTGCTGATCAGGCTTTGGCTCGCGAAGGAGAAACCTATGAACATTCTCCAGCGTAGTGATGACTGGCATTCTGAGCGATGCGGCAAAGTAACTGCTAGTCGCATCAAAGATATAGATGCCAAGCCAGCCAAGGGCAAAGTACTTAATTCTTTGGGTTTGATCATTCTTTCCGAGCGCCTCACCGGCGTTCAGGAAGAAACTAAAACCACTCAGCTGATGCAATGGGGAATTGATCACGAGCCACATGCAATCACAGCTTATGAAAATGAAACAAGTGAATTTGTAGAAGGTGCTGGTCTAATTGACCACCCTTCCATTCCAATGTCTGGCGCTTCTCCTGATGGGTTGGTTGGCAAGCAGGGTCAGCTTGAAGTGAAGTGTCCGAACACGACTACGCATTTAAACACCTTGCTCAGTCGCAAAGTGCCAGACGACTACATTCCACAAATTACATGGCAGTTGGCTTGCACAAAACGCGAATGGTGTGACTTTGTGAGTTATGACCCTCGCCTGCCTGAGTATCTGCAACTCGTAATTATTCGTGTGTTTGCAAAAGATTTAGATATTGCCGGGCTTGAGCAAAGCGTGATTGCTTTTAACAAAACGATAGATCAGGCAATTGACCAACTCGCATTAAATCAGAAGTTAAAAGTCACATAAACCTACTTTAATAAAAAAGTAGACCTGATTTTTAGCACAGTTATTTATTTTAATAAAAGATTGGTGGTGAAGATGAGTATTAAAAATCTAGAACCGATGGAAATTAATCGCGGTGAAATGGGCACTTGGACACATCCAGCCTTTTCAGAATACATGAATGAGAATCTGAAAAACGAAGAATACGTCAGTAGTGATGAATGGAAGAAGTTTAAGAATCACTTTGATGTGGACACAGTAACATTCTGGATGGAAAGCATTGTTAGCCCTGACGATTGGGAAATCATGATGGATGACAGTGATATCACCAAGTGGGAACCAATTGCACCAAACGGTTTTTTCTTAATTGATATCAACTTTAGTGAAGATGATGCCTATGCCATTTTCGCTCGTAATAAACGTGAATGCGAGGAGGCGTGATGGATATTAAAGAAAAGCAAGCAAGATGGGCAATTGAAAGACCGTTATTTGAAGCTAAATTTATTCACTCTCACCTTCTACCGTTTTTCAATTTCAATGAAAACACGGGTGATTACGAAATCAAAGACGAGTGCTTAAACACTGATACCAGTGAAGACAGAAGGCTCGCCTACGAAACCTTAAATACTGGCTGGGTAATGTGGCTACGTGCAAAGCGTGATGCCAAAGCCCAAGCAGTGCCGGAAGGGTTTGTTTTATTGCCAAAAATACCTAGTGAAAAATTAATCTACGAAAAATTAGAACAAATTTTTCCATGCAGCTTTTGTCATGATGGCCCTGATTCATGGAAACGCACGTATATCAAAGTTATTGAAGCAGCCCAGGAGCCAACATGAAAAAACATCACATGGAACACCTCGAATATTTGTTTTTGGGCTGGCTGCTGTTAGGGCTGATTGGGTTTGGACTGGCTGCGATGGGGTTTTGAGATGGGAAATAAAATGAGTAATTCAATGAATAAAGAAGATTGGTTTAATGTTCTATCCTCGTTATTTGATATGCATGTCGGTCATGACAATGTGGATCAAGAGGCATGGATGCCAGATTTTAATAGCGGCAAATCTCCTTACGATGCTTTTTATGATGAGTATCCAGAATACGAAGGGTTGGAGGATTGAGCCATGATCCTAAAAGACAGTGATTTGCCGGAAGAAGTGGTATGAATCTGATTGAACAGTTGGGATATGAATATGCGAAAGAAATATATTTATCAAACTTAGAAGATTTTTCAGGTAATGCAAGTGGCGCAACTATTTCAACAGAGAAACTACGCTTTACACATGAAGAGTTAGAAAAAGCCCTTCTCGAATGCCGCCGCCAGCACAATATTTTTGAGGTTGGGGATTGGGTTTATCCTTTAATTAGAATTATTGATGAAATTGAGGGGGTTGGCAGATATGTTTGCACCGAAAAAGGTGAAATTGTTGTTGTTCGTGATGTAAGAAATAAGGGAGCATTTTGCAGTCATGAGCACAGATTGGACAACTCATTTTATATGGCTTTCAGCGAGTTTAGACACGCTACACAATCTGAAATCGAAGCAGGTAAAAGATTGGAGGTGGTTTGATGGGTATTGCATTTGATCTGACATATACCGAGCGCCGAATATCAACAAGTGAGTTTGCTCTCCGTATGAATATATCTGAGAAAGAACTTTATGCTCGGATTAACGATGGGCGTATACAGCAACCTTATAAAGATGGCCGAAAAAACTACTGGCTGAACAGCTATGTTTTGGAGTGTATTCTAAAAACAGAAGGTGGTAATATAGGTTCGCTAAATGCATAAAATAAGAAAAAAGAAACTGGTCGCATTTAGCGGCCTTTTTTTCACAACAAAATTAATTGTGAGTAAGATAGTGAGTAAGAAGGTAATCTCTACAATAATTATTATTTAAATACACCTACTTACATGCACGATGTTGAATTGCATCCATCGTGATCATGCTGGCTGAGCGAATCACTTCATCATTGATTTTACAGATTTCATAAATGGCAGCAATAAAAAAGCCTTGGCCATCTTTGCGACGTACTCCCCAACGCTGAGCCTTACCATCAATATATTTTGCTTCATAAAATTCGGTCACCGGAATAACTCCAAACTTACCTTTAAATGCAGCCTCCTGGAAACTTGGCTTTTCAAATAAAGTTTCATTTCGGGCATTATAGGTCCGTTTAGCCGAACTTTTATCCTGAGCCCACTTTGGCACCAGTCCGAACATTACGCTACGCCATTCCAAGCCATATTCTGACTTAAATAGTAAAGGCAAATCATAGGCTGGATACACTTCTTCGAGATAATCGAAAGGAACATCCGGTAACTGAAGTTTATGCACCTGAACACGCGTAACAGGTTTAAAATTGGCACACATAGGCGAAAATTTAAAAAACTATAGGTCATATATAGTGATAACTTTTAGTATTTCAATGGACTAGTGGCTAGATAATATTATGTATAAACAGCAGAATTTGACAAAAACATCTTAAAAAAACTTAAGGAAATACAGGCCTGAGTACAAATAAGATAGTGTTATATTCTATCTATATACTCAGGCCTTTTATTATTTAATATGTTTAAGTAGAAGCCTGATTATATTCATACATTTTTAAGAATCACACAGTGTATATTTTACTAGCGGTAGACCATACCTCCATCTGTTAAAATTGCCTGCCCGGTAATATAATCGGCATCTTCACTCGATAAAAAAGCAACCAGCGCAGCCACGTCTTCAGGTGTTTGTGCACGCCCCAGTGCAATACCACTCACATATTTTTTGTATGTTTCACCAATTGGGATATGGGTAATTTCAGAGAATCTTTTATCAATTTCTACCCACATATCTGTGCCCACTACTCCCGGACAATATGCATTTACCGTAATGCCATGTGAAGCATATTCCTTGGCTGCGGCCTGAGTTAAAGCACGGACTGCGAATTTTGTTGCCGAATATACTCCTAACATGGCAAAACCTTCATGCCCTGCAATAGAAGCTGCATTAATGATTTTACCTTTTTGCTGGCGCGCTTTAAATTTTCGAGCTGCGGCCTGAATACCCCACAGAACTCCACCAATATTAATATCGCTAATTTTTTGCAGTTC